TTCGTAATCTTGAGCGTTACATTCGTGACGGTGTTTACTTAGACATGTTCTATGGTGAGCATCAACAGAACCGAATCAAGAAAGTGTGTCACGTTATGGCATATCATCCTGATGGTACACCTAAGCGTTCATACGGCGTGTGGTATCCTGACCTCGGTGCGACTTACTTGGGCCCAGGAAAGATGGAGCGTGACGGCGTAATCGAAGAAGTAGATTATGTCTGATAATGTTATCGACTTTCGTGCCCGTAGAGAACAGCGTTTAGCAGAAGCTATAGAAGTGAGAAAGCGTAAGATCGAAGAACTGGTTGAGCGTGAAGACTTTATAGCAGACTTCGCTATGGGTGCGACAATCGATATAGTCGAAGCCTCATATGAATGTGGCTTTGACGTTACACAAGACCCTATTGCTATTCGAGATATCATGATGTTGATGGAATCAGTGTCATCATTACTGAATAGGACAAAGGGAGAACGAACTGCATTTCACGATGTCACAGATGGTGTATTTACCTGGGATGAACGTAAGTGCGAAGAAGTACTCCAAGATTTCTTACAAGATACAGAAATTTTTACTTGACAACCGACCTATTCTATGTTACTATATAAAATCATAGATATGGAGAAATTATTATGATCTTAGTAGACCTAAACCAGGTTATGATCAGCAACATGATGGCGCAGATCGGTAACCATAAAAACGCAATGATTGATGAGAATATGCTACGGCACATGATCCTCAATACACTGAGAGCCAACCGCAAGAAATTTCATGCTGAGTTTGGCGAACTAGTCATCTGTGCAGATGACAAAAACTATTGGCGAAGAAAATCTTACCCTTACTATAAGGCTAATCGTAAGAAACATCGTCAAGAATCAGAGTTAGATTGGAATGCAATCTTCACGTCTCTCAATAAAATTAGAGACGAACTCAAAGTATACTTCCCGTACAGAGTGCTACAAATTGAAACTGCTGAAGCAGATGATATCATTGGTACTATCGTACACAGAGAGGGTGTCGATCTAAACATTCCTAGTGCAGAACCTATTCTTGTACTATCGGGTGATAAAGATTACATTCAACTTCACAAGTACGCTAACGTAAAGCAGTATGATCCAACACGTAAGCGTTGGGTAACACACTCATCACCAGAAAAGTATCTCTATGAGCATATCATCAAGGGTGATGCAGGTGATGGAGTACCAAATATCTTGTCACCAGACAATTGCTTTGTAATCGGTGAGCGACAGCGACCAATTACGCAAAAGCGACTAGAAGAATGGCAAGACATAAATAACATGAAAGATGAAGTGAAGCGTAACTACCTGCGTAACAAGTCCCTCATCGATCTTGGACAAATACCTGATTACATCAGAAATCAAGTCCTTGATGAGTGGACAAGTGAGAATGAGAAAGACCGTTCGCAGTTGTTGAATTATTTCATTCACAACAAACTAAAAAACCTTATGGAAGTAATCTCGGAGTTCTAATTATGAGTACAATATCCTTGGCTGAAATCGTAAACACAGCCTGTGAAATGAAAACAAAGGAAGAGAAAGTTGCTTGGTTACAAAAGCACAACTCTAAACCTTTACGCAACATAATGAAAATTATGTATGATAAAAGCTTGAAGCTAAACATACCTAATTCAGAGCCACCATACGTGGCGTCTGAAATGCCTGAGTCTCATGGTCTGTTGTATCGTGAATCTCGTAAGCTACAGTACTTCGTAGAAGGCTTTGGTGGTGACCACATCAAGCCCGTTCGTAGAGAACAACTGTTTATTCAGATGCTTGAGTCTGTAGATAAACAAGACTCTCAATTGCTGTTGAAAATGCTAAAACAGAAACCACTCAAAGGTCTGACTGCTAAAGTATTGCAGGAAGCATTAGGTGATTTCATTCCCGTAAAGAGTTCATGAGAAGAGAAGATACAAATGTCCAAGCGCAAGAAATTCCGGAATTGGTACGAGGACGAGGATGTTGAGGATCGCAGAGATGAGGAGAAGTTTCGAAAGAAAGACTCCAAGCGATATGATGCAAAGAAGTCTGCCATTCAACGGGCTAGAAAGCAAAAGGCAAAACAAAAAAATTCACTTTTATCGTAAAATACCTCTTGACAATTTGGATCAGTAGTGTTATACTAACTGTGAAATAAAGAAAGAGGTATAATATGAAAATAAGTGAAAAGTTGATATTGACAGATTGTGATGGTGTTATTCTTGATTGGGAATACGCTTTCACTCAATGGATGATTAGGCACGGTTACAAGTGCAACGGTTGTGAAGACAGCTACGATATTCACACTAGGTTCAATATCAACAAAGCAGAGTCTAAGAGGCTCGTAAGAATGTTCAATGAGAGTGCCGCTATTAGAAAGCTACCACCTCTCAGAGATGCTATGAAGTACATAAAGAAACTTCACGAAGAACATGGTATTATCTTTCACGCTATTACTAGCTTGAGTAAAGATCAGTATGCATGTCATCTCAGAACTAAAAACTTGATCGAACTATTCGGACCAACTGCATTTGAGAAGTATGTCTATCTAGACACTGGTGCAGATAAAGATGAAGAGTTGGCTAAGTACAAAGATACTGGCTGCCTCTGGGTTGAAGATAAGCCTGAGAACGCCGTATGTGGCGCCAACTTTGGTCTTCAATCTGTTTTGATTGAACATGATCATAACAAAGATTTTTATCACGAAGATGTGCAAAAAGTATCTTCATGGAAGGAAATCTATGAAATGATGATATAAATACCAGAGTGATGGTAAGTATTGAAGCAGTCCATCTAGGGCTGCTTTTTTTATAGGAGAATGAAAAGTGCCAATATACAGTTTTGAAGACACCGAAAGCGGTGAACAATTTGATATGATGATGAAGATAGCCGATAAAGAAACTTGGCTAAAAAAGAACCCCCACATGAAACAAATTATAACTAAAGCACCCGCCTTTAGTTACGATTCTGTGGGACTAGGTGCCCGTAAGACCGACGATAACTTCAACTCGCTACTAAAGCATATCAAGAAGGGAAATTCCAAGGGTACTACGGAGTCAACAATAAAAACCCGATAATAACAATAAGGACATTAGATGCCTGCAACCAATCAACGTATCAGCAAAAAGCAACGTAGAGTACTTAGACAACAGGGAATTTTAGACGAAACAAATCAACTAACATCAAACTTTCATATCAGTCCAAACATAAGGCCAATGACTGAGAATCAGCGAATAGCATTCGATTCATGGCAAGACGGATATAATCTAATGATGCATGGAATAGCAGGTACAGGTAAAACCTTTCTAGGGTTGTACTTTGCACTCAAAGATATTAGTAAACAATCTAACAATAGGGACAAAGTCTTCATCGTAAGATCGACAGTCCCATCCCGTAACCAGGGTTTCTTACCTGGTAGTCAGAAACAAAAAGAAGCTGTGTACGAAGAGCCTTATTATGATATTGCAAGTAAGATATTTGCTAGGGGAGATGCCTATCAGATACTAAAACAGAAGTCGATGGTCCAGTTTGCTTCTACCTCTTATCTTAGAGGATGCACTTTTGAGAATTGCACTATACTCGTAGATGAAGTGCAGAACATGAGTGACGGTGAATTACATACTATAATGACACGTGTAGGTGAGAACTCTAGAATCATCTTCTGTGGAGACATCAAGCAAGATGATCTTACCTCAGAGAGATTGAAAGAAGAGTCTGGCTTACGTGACTTTATGAGAGTAATTAGCCGAATGGACGAGTTTGATTTTATTGAGTTTGAAATTGATGATATTGTCAGAAGCCGCTTAGTGAAGTCATATATAATACAACGTGATAAATTAGGACTATAAATATGAGTACAGGTACATATATTGGTACTGCGAAAGTAGTAGAGGACGATGACGGCGAATTGCTGTTAGAGTTCGATGTTGAAACACTCAATCAAATGGGTTGGGATGAAGAGACAATGCTTGAGTGGATCATTGACGAAGAAGAAATAACGCTAAGAGAGGCAAAAAATGGCAGAGACAAGACTGAGAGTATTTCAAAGGGCTAACGGTGAGCGTTTCGTAAAGCAGTTGACACAAGCAGAGTGTGACGCTTTCGTTGCGGATAACCCTGATCTTACACTGGTACGATAATGCCAGGTAAAGGAATCACTAGAGCAGGAGACACGCATATTGGACATGCGTCCCCAACTCCTAACCCGTTTCACAAAACTGCTTATGTCCCCACTACTAGTAAAGTAATGGCGGATGGAATATTTGTGATTCGCTTAGGAGATTCAACTGCTTGTGGTGACCCTGTTGTAGGAGCATCTGCTAAAGTATATGCTCAAGGTCAACCAGTTCATAGAATTGGTGATGCTACTGGTGGTCATGGATCATGGGTGCCTAATGCATCTGCTAGTGGCTCTGTAAAAGTCTTTGCGTCATAAGGTGACTATATGCCAACAAGTAGATATTCACAAGTCGTGGAGTTGCTAAAAGCAGACGTTCCAACGAGATCACTGTCTAATACTTCTAAGTTGGCTTTGGTCGCTGAACTGAAAGCAGAACTAGATCAGGCTATTGCCGATGAAGAAGTGAATGCAAAGCCAGACTATGCTAATCTACTGCCATTGGCGGCAGGTGAGCCAGACGCTACTGTAAAAGAAAAGTTGACTGCTGAAGCATATAGATTTACTGCTCCACTCTCTCAAGCTGAAGAAGATTTATTCAACTTCGTACCTAGAGGTTATATTGAGAACAACCCTGGATTCGACTCCTCAAATAACTGGGTAAGTTATCTCGGTTCGTATCCAAACCCTAATACCGGAGAGTATTCCTAATGACGGCTAATGCGGCGGCAAATAACGTACTAGTAGAAGACCTAATCGTACAACGATCATCGAAGGGCACCGCACTTACGTTTGATGAGATGGACTTCAACGTCCGTACTATTGCTAGATACCTTGATCTAGTGAGTGGCGCCACTATTGGTAACCTACAAATTCTTTTAGACGATCTCGTTGCAGACGTAGAATTATCCTCGAACAACTTTGCAGAGTTTACTGATGCTGTTGCGGCACAACAAGCGGCGGTGAACACACAGATTCAGGCAGTAAATGTTCTCATCGCAAATACCATTGCTGAGTTACAAGCTACCGAAGCCTCTATTCTCGCACAGGTAAATACAGAAGTTGTAGAACTAAGATCGTTTGTGAACACAGAAGTTACAGACGCAAGAGGCGATCTACAGGTAGCAATCAATAATGCTATTCAGACACTATCGTCTGGTGTTGATACTACTATTACTACATCGATTGCGGCTGCCACTAATACGATCAACCAAAGTATTCAGAGTTCAAGAGATTATGCAAACAGTCTAGTACAAGGATCCATAGCAACGCTAAACACTGCTATTGCCGATTCTGCTAATACGTTACAGCAAGCAATCCTAGTGGCAAAGGCAAATGTTGTCTCTCAGACTGCGGCTAGCTATGTCACACAAACTGAACTAGAGAGTACAGTAACATCTATCAACTCCGCTAGATCACTAGACCTTTCACAAGTAGAAAGCCGTGTTACGAATAACATCACATCTTCTATCACCACGCTAGAAGAGACTTTCGCAAATACTACTACTGGTCTTTCACAAAGCATTACTAGTCTGGATACTTCATTGCGTGATGATGTAAACACTCAGATTCAGGCTGTTATCTCTACTACTGATACTGCTATACGTAATGTGAATACTGCATTGACACAGCGAGTGTCGAACCTCTCTACAAGCGTAAACAATACGATCAACTCACGTATCGGTGAAATTCTCGTTACTGTTGCGAGTTCAAACACAACTCTCGCATCATCGATCACTGCTATCGAAGCAAACTTGGCAGAAAACTATGCCACAATTACCGATCTAACGTCTGCACAAACAGGCTTACAGACTGCAATTTCAAATGCGGTTACGCAGTTAGAAGCACAAGTAAACACAACTAACCAATCACTGTCTTCTTCTGTAACCACATTGACTGATGCCATCGCTAACGCAGAGTCCACTTCTGCACAAGCAGTAACAGATTTGCAGGCATCAATCAGCAATACTATTAGCGCAGAGGTCACAACACTAGAGACCGCAATCGCAACTCAGAACACCGCACTGTCTCAACAGATCAATTCATTGAGTTCTACAGTAAGTAATAATATTACCGCATCGATCAACACACTAGAGACTGCACTAGCGACTACAAACACTGCCCTTGTGGGTCGTATTAGTACACTTGAGTCATCTGTATCGAATACCATTTCTGCCCAGATTACGAACTTGGCAAATACTGTTGCAACTCAGAACACCGCATTGACAACTCAGATTAGTCAGCTAAATGCGACACTGAGCAACAATATTTCAAGTTCTGTTTCTACGCTTGAGAGTGCTATTAGTAGTACAAATACCGCACTATCACAACGAATAACAAATCTTGACGCAACACTAAGCAATACTATATCGGCTAGTGTGACTACGTTATCAAATGCTATCGCAAATGAATCTAGTTCTAGGGCATCAGCATTATCTACAATATCTTCTAGCGTGGCAAACAATGCGGCAGATATCAGTACACTTGAGACCACAATATCAACTACCAACACTGCACTAAGTCAACGCATTAGTGCGGTTGATACTGCATTAGGTAACACCATCTCAAGTGAGATTAGTAATCTACAGACCAGCTTGTCTAATGCTCAAACGGCACTTGCAAATTCTATTACAAATCTGAATACGCAACTATCGAATACTATTTCCACAGAAGTGTCTACGCTTGAGTCTGCTATCTCTACAGTAAACACCGCTATAGGAACTAGAGCAAGTGACATTCTAGCTACTGTAGCCAATACGTATGCGACTATCACAGACTTGCAGACCGCAGAGTCAACAGCAAACACCGCTTTAGTCACACAGATCAATAATCTAGAAACGTCTCTATCAAATACCATTAGTGGACAGATTACGAGTGTACAGAACTTGGTTGCTAACTTAGAGAGTTCTGTCGCCACAGACTTCAGTACTTTATCGTCAAATATTGCGAATACATATGCAACTCAGACCTCTTTGAGTACAGCGATCAGTAATGAACAACAGGCAAGAACTACTGCCACTACTTTACTTACAACTCAGTTAGGTAGTAATGTCCGTGGTCTAAACTTGAACGCACACTTTGATTTTGGATACGATCACTATTCAGAGAATCCTACTAGTTTCGATTCTCCATCTGAAACCAGTAAATTCAAACTTGAGTCAAATGATTCAACGCCTGATGTTGTCACTGGTGGTGAAGCACTTAGAATTGTAGGTCCTGCAACGCTTTTCTATAGATACCATCTACCTGTAGACACAACTAGAACTTATAAAGTTCGTATCAGAGTGAAATCAATAGGTACCACTAACGCTAGAATGTACGCTGGTGTTTCGACTTTCGATAGATCAGGATCACTACAGACATCTTCACCTGGCACACACAGATACGGTGCGGCATCGAATGTGTATCTTCCTTCTGATAACACATGGCGTGTTTATGAAGGACTATTTACTGGAACAGGTTCCAGCACACACAATCAATTTAGAAGTGGTACCGCATACGCTGTGCCTATGATGATTCTAAACTATCAAGGCAACAATTCTTATATTACCTTAGTAGATGAGTTGACTCTTGAGGACGTGACAGAAGCAGAAGACAACAAAGCAACCATTCTTACTGTTCAAGATGCAGTTTCTAATCTATCGTCTTCTACTGCATCTTCCTTGTCAACGCTACAAACAAGTTTTGCAAACACATATGCTACAAAGACTGAATTAGCAACAGTTGCTTCCAATGCCAATGCCGCTTCGGTGAGTGTTTTGTCTACAATGAGAACAGAAGTTTCAACGATGAACACTTCAGTTCGTAGCGCCGCAGCCACTGCCGCCGATAATGCACAGTCGGCCGCTACTGCCGCAGGGGCGGCAGCCGCAGCCGCAGCCGCTGGCGCTGTAAACACTGCATTACGAGGAGTTATTTCTAGCGAAATATCCACATTATCTACACTGATATCTAATGTCAACACGTCACTTGCTTCAG